CATACGAGATTCCTCTACGTCTCGTGGGCTCGGAGATGTGTATAAGAGACAGCTTCTACTGAAGGAAGTTCTTCCTTTTTTTCCAAAAAATCCTTATAAGATGGTAAATCACTACCCTCAAGGTAATCATTTATTGACGGCAGTTCTTCTTTAGACATTTTATAAGTAAATAATACTTCGGGATTTCTCTCCCAGTGTATTATTTATCTTCCTGCGCTTGCTTCAACATTTTTTGAAGATCAGCGGTAGATCCTACGAAAAGAGCATTGTTGACGGTGGTTGGTCCTTTTGCTTCTTTATCCTCATTGACATCTTTCAGTTTTTTCTGAAGATCCATCAACTTATCAGTGGCATCTGAAACATTTTTGATAAGTTGACCAGCAACTTCATATGCTCTAGGCATTTCACTTTCTTGAGCAAGTTCAAGAATGCCATTTATCGCTTCTTGTCCTTTTTCAATGATCGAATAGAGATTACCCCTCGTATATTCGTAGTCTTTACGGATATCTTCAGTGGAAGATTTAATTTGTTCGATTTTACCATCGACTTTTTCTTTTACTACTTCCGTTGGTTTAACGTCAAAAGTTTCATCCAACTTGTCATACTTTTTTGTCATAATAGTCATTAGAAAAATCCACCATCAAATCCAAAGTTATCTCCAACTTCAATCAATGGCGTATCAGCAACAGTAATACCATGTACTGCTGCTCCAGAAACATGAGTTTGGAGAGTCGTTTGATCCTTTGCTCTGTCTACAGTTAGTTTATTGCCAGTGATATTTCTGACATACATCAACTCTTCATCGATGTATATATCAGTATCTACCGTAATCTTCGTTCCATCAAGAACTTCAATTACAGTATCCTCATCGGTAATATCTTCTGCCAAGTTAGTAACAATAACACCGTCATAATCTTTAAGTGCTCTTGGTACAACTTTATAGTTAACGTCTCTCTCATAAGAAGCAGCAGACCCCTTAACGATAGATCTAGAACCACCAATATATCCAATGTTGACCTTATTGATGATGCTAGAAGAAACATCTCTGACAGGACCATACATATTAACTTTGGCAGTAAATCTAAATGTGTAGACTAATGCCCTTCTTGTATCAAAGTTTCCCTCATAATCATCCTCCATTGTAATATTATCCATTACAATAGGAACATTCATAATCTCATTCACACAACCAAGCACTTTAATGGGGATCGTATAACTTGGTGCGAAATAAGGAAGAATTTGTTCAGTAATTTGAAGCATATCGTCATTGAGTTTTGTCATTGCTGACAACTCAAATGTCATGTTATATGGTACGGGCATGTATGCCTTTTTTACTTCTGTACCATCAGCACATGTCGCTACAAAATTTGATGTCTTTGATACTTTTCTTTCTGGATCATAAGATAGATCAATAAATTCAAATGACATTCTCGGAAGTGTCATTTGAACAGGGTGATTTAGTTTAGGAGTTTGTTCTAACCTTGCTAAAAACTTTTGTGTAGGTCCATAAGCAAGAGGAACTTTAATTACACTCCAAACATCGTCATCGCCATCTTTATGTTTTATCTGTATATCATTAAATAACGAACCAAAAGCAATGATGGTTGATCTTAAGATCTCGTTATAAAAATATTCAAACATTGCTCCCCATTCTTATACGAATATAGTACTATTTAACCTTATTAATTATTAAGGCATTCCGAAAGGATTTCTAGTACTAAAATCTATAATAGAATCTGCTTCTCTTTCTATGTTATCATTATCGGCAAATGATGTAACTTCATCGTAAGATCCAACATCTGTACCAGTTCTACTAATGACTCCAACTGCTCCAGAATCAGAACCAGTAATAGATTCTCCAACAATAAATTCTTTATCTACAATGGAAATTTCAAGAGTGTTTGCGACCGCATCATATTCTTTAACTCTTGCGGTTGCTCCTGATGTATTGCCAGTTACTACTTCATTGAATATAAATGAACCACTTGAAGTTGATACACCAATATATGATGGTGGTTGGATTATAACTTCAGGTGTCAAAACATATTTGGATCCAGAGTTTGAAAGTTGAATTGAAGTCACAAATCCAGAGATATTTACACTTGATATGCCGGTTGCTCTTACAACACCTGGAACTTCCGTATAATAGTTTTTCTCTGACGTATCATTACTAATAGTGACAGTAGGTGCGGTCAAATAACCTCCTCCACCATATGTTACAATAATACCAGTCACAATACCGCAATTTTGAATGCCAACCTCAATGGTTCTTGTGGTTGTGGCAATGCCAGTGGTTGAATTGTTTATAACAATTAACGATGAACCAATGCTCGTTACAAACGTATTTGATGGAATAATCTGAATAGAAGGTTGTGGATGATCATATCCTGTTTCTAAACGGACTCTATCGCCAATAATCATATTGGTTGTATTGATACCAGTAATTACTGCCGAACCAATACCGATTGTTCCTGCTGTCTTAATTGAGTCATATCTAATTGTAGCAATACCAGTAGCAAGAAACTGTGTGCTGATACCTCCAGGTCCTCCAACAAATACGGTTGGAGTAGATACATAACCAAATCCACTACTGCCTAAAGAAATCGTATTAACAGTTCCAGCGATAGAAACTGTTGCTGTCGCAGTTGCTGCTGATGCTCCTGTAGAACCAGTGAAAGAGATAGTTGGTCTAACTGTATATCCAGCTCCAATTGTTGCCCCTGTTCCCACACACCATGGTTTAGTGACGGTATTAAAACCAACTGCTGTTACAATACCAAGGATTGGGTGAATAGTAGCAATACCAATGGCAACTTCTGATGGTGTATCAGTTCCTGTCCCTAATCCAATACTAACCGTTGGCGCTGTTGTATATGCTCTACCAGTGGTAGTAAATGCTACTGAATTTTCATCAACACTCGATCCATCAACACCACCACCATTATCGATGGTAGCAGAAGCAAAACTAAATCCTGGATGAGCAATAGTTACAGTTGGAGCACTAGTGTAAAATCTACCACTATCTCCAATAGAAACCTTTTTGACTGTACCACCAGCAAGAGAGATGGGATCCATAATCGCTGTCGCATTAGCAGCATTTCCTGATCCGGTTGGACCAGCAAATGTAACGGTAGGTGCTTGCTTATAGTAAACACCACCTGTTGTCCCATATGGGAACAGATAAGTAGCAATACCAACACTAACAGTACCAGCAATTACACTTGAACCTGTTCCGATAGGATATTCAATAGTCGCTGTGGCAGCAGCACCAACGTGTTTAGGTGTAGAGATGCCAACTTCGGGTGCTCTTAAATATCCACCACCACTATTAGCAATTGAGACTGATTGTACAGATGTAGTAGGAACAAGAATAGAAGTTCCTGCTGCTCCACTTCCTTTGGAACTATGGAATGTAATTAGAGGTGTCTCTGTATATCCACATCCAGCGTTTGTAAGATTGATGGATACAACCCTACCAGTCTGCCCATCACATCCAACATAGTCAAATGATAGTGAGGCGAAACCAACTGCTGTTGTACCTCCATCTGGAGCAGATGAGAACGCTACACGGGGTGGGTCAACATACCCCTTACCCATGTTGGATATAATAACTTTTCCAACTGAACCACCAGTACACATGCTAGCGTTCGCTGTTGCCTGGGTTCCTACACCGACTGCTAGGAGTCGTAATGTAGTAATGTGTCCAATTTGTTCAATCTCTTCATCAATGGTCTCAATACCAGTGTCAATAACTTCGTCCTCATACCTAAACAGTTCACATCTTAACTGGTAAACGTAGTTCTTTTGAAGTTGATAAAAAGGTTGTTCGTGCTCTACATATTTGATTTCAAACAGTCTTTCGCCCAAAGGGAAGTAAATTAAATCACCTTCTTTAGGTCGTGTTGCCAACTCAATGTTGGGTAAATTTTTAATAAGTGGTGTAATATAGTCTTCAAATCTTTCTCTTGAGACGATTAGTGTTAAATCATCCTTCTCTTGAATACCAAACTTTGAAAGGATAGTTCCTTCACCAGCATATCCATCATAACTGTCAACATATGCTTCAATAGGATAAGCATTGTCAAACTCTGATTGGATAACTTCTTTAATTACCGAGAACTTTGTAAGATATTTACGAGGCATATAATATACCTCAATACCATACATTTTGATCTGTTCATTGACCAGACTTTGAATTAAACTCTGCTCACCTGATGTGCCGTTCTGAAAAAATGGATTAAGCATATCATCAACCAATCAAATCGAGTGGTGGTAACTCGTATGTGCTCAACATCTTTGCTTTAATTTCATCGAGTTCTCTTTGTCCATCGTCATAAATCTGTCTACCATTAAATTCAATCCCACCTGGAAGTTTGACTCCAGTAAACTTCATCAGGTTCTGTCCCCACTGACGCTTGATTAATGAGGTTAGATATGGTTTAATGAAAGAATCATTCCATATTCTTGGATAATCATTGCCGTCCATTACTGACCAACAATCTATAATTATAAACTCCCCTTCCGTTAATTCTGACCAATCTACGTCAAGATACATTCTATCTTGTCTTTGGTTAAATCTAATCTGCTTATGAGTATTAAGTAAAAAGTTTATCGTTTCTATGTAACCCATGGTCATCGAATATGAAGTAAGATCATATCCAGTTGATCCACTTCCTTGTAGACCAACAATATCATTAAGCATCAACTGATACTTTAAATTAAACATTCCCGAAGACAATCCTTCATTGTATTGGAATATTTTATTAATTCCAATAATTGACGGAGGGATTTGTATGTAATTGCTATTTTGATAGTATGTAAATGTTGTATTAGTTCCACCAACATCAACAGTTGCTGCGATATTAGTTATGCCTGTTGTTCCAGCAGTATCACTGGTTGGAGCACCTGGAGGTCTTGCTTGTCCTCTTTTGACATCTTCTGCCGTTATTTGATATTTAAGATATACCTGTGTTACTCCATCAAAATGTCTCTCTTGAAAAAACTGCACCGCATCATCAACTAGATCCTGCAGTTGTTCTTCAGCAACATTGATTTCAACAACTGGAGCACCCAATTGCCTTAAGCAATAATCGATAAGTTCTTGTCTAGTGGATGGTTGCGCCATTATGAGACATTACTTTTTTTACTATTTAGTTAGGTCGTAGAAATCCCTGTGTATACATTGATGTTGCCTCTGGCAATACTATAAACGCTACTTCCTACGGAAACAAAGATATCATATACATATCTTCCACCCTTTATTTGTCTATTGGTGGTATCAGGTAATGTAATTTTAAATTCACCAGCACTAGCACTTGTAATTGATTCTGTAAAGTTTGCCACCACATTCATTGATGCTGCTTGACCAGCAGATTTCATCATTCTTGAATACACCGTATGGGAGGTCAAATCATAGCTTGACCTATCGTTGTTCAAAATCTTGAATGTCTCTTCAAAATCAGCACCAGTATACATTGTAAGATTAACACCATATGGTGTCCTTACTGTGGGATCAAAGGTAATTGTATTATTAGCCATTTGTTAGTGACCTTAGTAAAGATTTGATTTCATCTAAATCACCTTTAATATCATCAACTTTTTCTTCTAGTTGATTAACTCTTTCCTTTTCGGATTTGAGTCTATTTCTAGCATTCATGTAGTTAGTATAGTCAGTTTTGTTTGTATTGATAATGGCTCTACTGTTTGAATCGCGGTAGAGCCCATCTTTTCCTTCTACTGGTAAACGTTCCATCATACTGCGGCAATGACTCTAAAGTTTCTAAATTGAGGAACAATCGCCTGGTTTGTTGACGTTCCAATAATTTTGATTCTGAAGAAATTAAATGGATCCAACTCATCAATGGAGAACTTATATTCTTTAAACAGATTCAAAGAAGGTAATTGAGTATAAATGTCTGATTTAGGAATAAACACATCAGGTCCGCCATCAGCATTGAATGGTTGAACGACCTTACCAAATTCATCCGTATTGTTGATACCAGGGAATGGTGTAAAAATACATTCTTCCGCTGGAAGATCCTGATTAACGGCATAGAACATTCTAACGTCATTGAAATTAGAGACATATCCATCAATAAAGACTCTCAATGATGTAGCAGGATTTTCAAGAACAATGTTCTTAGTGACATACATAAGACTGTTAGGGTCATTAGGAATATCCTTAACTCTAACGTCATTCTTATAGTTAGTAACTGGTTGATTTGTTCTATTAGAAACGAAAATAACCGATGCGTGATCTAGGTCAATAGCAGGTGAAAGTCTAGCATCACTTGTATTTAAGTTTACATTCATTGTCATCGACTTTGATCCAGGCAAAGAAGTCAAATAGGTTTTTTCATTAACAGGTGAGACAACCATTCTTTGTGTTTCAAAATAGTTCTGCTCGTTCAAAGAAACCTCTTGATATCCTTTATCAAGGAATGAAACTTCTGTTCCATCAACACTAGTTTCCGAAATAGTTCTAATAGATGCGTTGAGAGAACTACCAGTTGGAGAAATACTTCTAAGGTTAGGAATAACCATAGAATATGGTAGATTGTACGTGCCTTTAGCAGCAACACCACCACCTGTGGTTCTCTTGGTGAAGTAGCGCGAGGAGAAAGAAGAAGAAGTAGCACTTCTATCTGTTCCACTCTGTGCCATATTCACTTTAATGTGATAAGAATCAATGTCAATACCATTGGCAATTTGAGAATCAGCGAACAGATGCTCTTTATTGATTCTTCTCAAGGACACACCACCAAACTCATACCTGAATACAAGTTCATTGAGTGCATGAGACGCAGGTAAGGTTCCATCTACACCTCTACTTGTTATACCAGTCAATGTGTTTCCAGCAACTCCAGTGTATGAGATGATCTCACTACCAATCTTGGCATATCCGGGGTTGGTGACGCTGACAGGCAATCCTTCAAAGTCTGCCATGTTAGCAGTATTTCCAACCGAAATAGAAGCATTAGAAGTTCTACTATATGCTGATGCTAGAGCAGTAGCAGGAATATCAGAAGAAACGTTCTGAATGGTAACTCTGTTTGTATCAGCATACATTCCGTGGTTTCTCTGGAATACCTTAACATGTAGTCCATCATCTTGAGGATTAACTCTCGCGTTCGCAAGAGGAACTACACTTCCACCAGTACCGACATTTACATCAGATGTAATACCCGTTTGTGTGGTGAATCTCAGATAGTTATTTGCTCCATAAAGAAGTTCACCCTGAACATTAGTTACTTCAATTTCATTGAATCCTAGAAGTTCTTGAACTGATAACTTCATATCGTTACCAATTACACCAAATCCAACTAGGTTTCCTTGAACAGGTGCCAAGACATCTGCGATATTATATCCACTACCACCAGTGCTGATAGTAGCAGCAATCGCAACACCACCAAGAGTAGTAATATCTGCTTTAGCATTGATACCATTTCCGGTGATTGAAGTAAGAGCAACTCCTGTATGTGTAAATTGTCCAGCGGCAGGAGTATATCCAAGACCAGGATTTACAACTGACATTACTCCTGTTGCTGAACCAGCAAGACCAACAACAGTTCCTTTGAAATCAGAACCGATCTGAATGAGGTCAGTCCCTGAAATGAGGTTGTTTCCAGCACTATTTCCACTATTACTAATCGTTGTACCAAGACCAACATTCATTGATCTTGACTTGACAGAAATACCATTTTTGGTAATCTTTTCAAGATCTGTTGGAAGATTTGGATTAAAGAACTGAACCAGACCATTGGAAGTGAAATTACAACGATATGCTACAAACTTAAGATCCTCATACTGACTAGGAGTCCAAACTTTAGCGTTTTGTGACTTGAATAGGGAACCAAGAAGTGGTTGTTCAGTAACTAGTATCTGTCCCGCCTCTGTTGCCAATGTAGTTACATCTGCCTCACCAAATCTAGAAATCCAAACGTTATAGGATGTGACATCAGAGAGGACGACGATAGCATATTCAGTTTGTGGGTTTAGATATACTGGAGATGAGAATGTAAAGGACGTTGGAACTGTTCCATCTTCAGAAATAGCAACTTGATTTGGTTCAAGCACAACTTCAGAGAAAGGTACAATAACTTCTGATGGAGTTCCAAGTCTTGTTTCGCGAATTTGAACTGTGACAGGAAGATTATTATCCTTCGATTGGAAGAATAATTCAATTCTACTAATGTATACACCTGTCAAGTCATCAACAAAGAATGTCTGTGCAAGAGGGTCTCCACGACGAGGACGTGGAGGATCGGGTGGCCTTGGTGGTGGAGGTGGAGGTGGTATTCTTACTGCGTTAATATTTTGTACGATACTTGTTTGATCAGTTTCACCTGCTATGACTCTTATTTCGGGGTCAAGGTCAACAGTATCAATGGAAGCATTTCTAAGAGAAAGTGTAACTTCTTGAGTATTATCAACATCTCCTTGGGAATAAAAGATTTCTTCAGCACTAGTAGAAATCGATCCTCTGATGCTAGAATTGGTAGAACTGCTGGTTAGTTTAAAGTTAGATCTACCAGTTTCAAATGTGGGGTTAGCAGTATTAGAAGAATCTGGAACTCTAAATGAACCAATTACAGTACCAACTCGATCTGTAACAAGTGATAATCTAGAAACAACTGCTTCTGCTCCACTTGTCTGACCTCTAAGGATCATTCCCTGTTGAATATATCCAGAGAACTGAGATTGGTCTTCAGCAGCAAGAGTATCAGTATCAACATTCAGAAGTGTTGATGATTCTGTATATGCTGTAGCAATTGATGAAGTTCTATCATAAGGATTACTATCAAAGACATCAGATGGTTCATTAAAAGAACCATACTTATGATTAGCAACACATGCTCGGAACGTAATAGAAGCAGAACCAGCAGATGATGATTCTTCTGTGTCTAATGCCGACTGCATTACACCTACTACTGTTTCACCTGTCTGGAAAACTCCAGATATCATATTGATTTCAATTAATTTTGGAACAATGAATCTATTAACATCTACTGCATCAAAGAATGAATACATTCTTGTGAATGGTTTTAATCTCTTCGCAGTAAACTTGATATTGCGAGATCTCATAAAGTGAATGATCTCTCTATTGATCACTCTATTGCCAAGACTTTCGGTATTAATTACCTCATTGACTGTTTGTTGACTGCCAGTCCTTTGTTGGTTTAATGAAACAGACCCATCAAGAGTAATGCTCTCAACGGTAGTTCTAGCAGAATCAATTCTATTATTGCTAATTCCTTGTGATGCAAGAATCGCATTACCTCCACCAAGATTTCCACGCGCTGCGGCCGCATTAAGTGATTCTGTTCTTTGTGATAAAGAAATATCAAGTTGAGCACCAACGGTCTCCCAAGAATCCCACACAACAGGAGCAACACCAATTCTTGATCCATCTTCGGCACTTTCTACTTCTGCATCAATTAATCTAGCAATACTTGAGAATGCACCTTCTTGAAGAACATCACGCACTTCAAGTTGATTTGTATCAATCCAAACATCAACAGATGGTTCGAGATCAATTGAACCATTGTAAAAATTAACAAGGAAAGGAGTTACATTTTCAACTCTTGTTGCGAACGGTTGCTCTAACCAGTTAGTATCCTGGTAATCAAGAGTAAGCATATTGCCCGTTCTGCGGACACCAGCGCCAAAGATACTGTTCCCAATACCAAGTTGTAGATTAAATGATGTCGTGTAGTGAGCAGGTCTGAGGATTTTCTTTTTAGGATCAACAGAATTTCTAATACCAATACTATCATCCTGTGGAATTCTAGTTGAGAAATTATCAACAAAAATACCTGACTTAAATCTATTCAAACCATTTGTATCAGGAACAAACGTATTAAGGGTAGATTGCTCAAGATTATTCAATGAAGTATAGTACTCAAGATTCTTGACTCTCTGTTCAATCTTAGCGATATCCATCATCTGATATCTCTTGTGATCGATAAAGTTTAATCTAGCATCTTTTACATTATAAAGATAAGCAGGCATAAAGATGTTAGCAATATTCAGACCATCAGAGACTGGTGCTGGAAGTTTAGGAACATCATCGGGAGAACCGGTTACAATAGAAAATGAACCATACTTGTTGATATAAAGTCTATCTGCTCTTGCCAGATAATAATTATATGAAAGTGATAATGATTCATCAGATGCCAAAACGTTCTTTGAACTATGCTGGGATCCATTAAAGTTTCTTCCGAAGAATTCAAGAGGAGATCTTGTACCAGCAGCAACACTGTAATTAGTTACACGGGGTCTAGCATCAATAATATCAGTAACTCTTCTACCATTGACAAGTGAGATTTCTTTAGAATAATTAAAAGAATTATATGAATTTACAGTGGTGATATCACCAGTATCTCCACTCTCATAATACGCATTGGAGAAATATATTTTAAGTTTTCTAGAGGGTGCAGGGAAATTGCCTTTTCTAACAATTCTTGAAAAATCATAGAAAGAAGACCTTTGACCTTTTGCTAAAGTGTAGTTTCTAGAAACGTTTTTAGAACCAGGACTAATAGACGAAATATTACCAGTAACCGTTGAATCAGCGAAACTAACAAGTTCACCTGGTTCAAATACGATATCATTCAGATAGACATAACCAATTGAATTATCTGTGAGTTCTGTCTCTTATACACATCTCCGAGCCCACGAGACGT